TCTTAAACAAATCGGCATCTAGGTCAGCAGCACGACCTAAACCTGCCCCGCCAACACCACCTAGCATACCTCCAGAAGCAGCACCAATTAAAGCATTTCGTCCTCTATGCTCTGGATCTGAAAGTGCTCCTAAACCAGCCCCAACAGCAGCTCCTCCTAAACCACCCATCAGGGCTCCATGCCCTGCCAAAGATAAAGCATCTTTCTCCATAGACCCACGCTTGTTCAATCTGTGGGCGTCAAGCTCCTGACCAACAACTTTACCGGCCTGGTGACCTACTGCCATTCCCACGGCAGCTCTAAAGGCTTTCTCACCAATAGAATGACCCTTACCCTTACTGGTGAGCAGACCACCACCAATACCAGCTAGAGTTCCTACTCCCTTACCAAGACGCTCACCATGGGTTCTTTGGTGTTTTGCATTACTGGTAATATCCTGAGCAACAGAAGAGCGTACACCCGTAAGTGTACCTTGATCCATTGCCTTCTGAATATCTTCTGGAGAGATGGTACCCTCGGCTGTCTTGATCAGCAGGTCTACCTCATCACTAAGTAGACCACCTGAAGCCAGCTTCATATACATGAAATGCTCAGCAGATTTCTCCCATGGAATTCTGTTGTCTGCGGAAAGAGCTTTGAATAGAGTTTCCTCATGCATAGGAGTACCCCTTAGGTAGTGTGGTAGATGACGTCGTATCTTGGACCACCTGAGATTGAGGCGGTGATCTTAATGATGTCTGTAGTAGCAATTTCGGAAACAGTGGTATCTGATGTTGGAAAACCAAGGATTGTATTGGCTGTGCCACTACCACGGACAATGAACCCCTGTACGTCTACGATAAATAGAGGTTTCTGTGGAGCCTGTCCATAGAAACGAACCTTTACAGCAGTCATGCTGGCATTAGTGGCTCTGATCTGAGTAAGAATAGCTGATGGTGAGAGACCAACACCAGTTGGATCTGATAGAGTAGTAGTCCGATCAGCACTACCATCATTGATGATCACTGTGAGTCCATTTAGACCATAAACAGTGCTAGCTAGTGGCTTGCATCGCACGGCACCATTCAAGAAATCTACTAGCTCATCTGGGTTGTTGAATGTTCTAACAATGTACATGTGATCTCCTGAATTCGTGGGCTAAAGAAAAGCCGGAAGGCTTCTCTTTTTCTCTCTCTCTTTAGTTCTTTCCATACTTAGCTAGTGCTGCCTCTACCTTGTCCTGTACTTTAGCCTGTTCAGAGGGCTTGAGGATATGCTTATCGAATTTGCGATGATGAGTCGGACAAAGAACCAAACAGTTATCAGAGACTGTAGGTCCTTCATCATCCTGTGCAACTATGTGACAAAAGTCTAAGACTTGATCTTCCCCACAAATCTCACAAGCACGAATGCCCAATTCCTCCAAGATCTTCTTATGTTTATGCGATGTACTCACAAAAACAGAGTCTAGAGAATACTTCCTCATTCGCCCTTTAGGTGCGGAGTAGCCAGCTTCTCTCATCCGTCTGTTGATGACCCCGTAGGAAACTCCATACCTATCAGCCAGTTTCTCATAGCTCCACCCTTCATCTGAAAGCTGAATGGCCTCTTTGGTTGGTATCTCTTGTCTCAACGGACTACCTGCAGGACCAGGACCTCCACGCCACACAGGAAACTCAAACCCCAGTTTAGTCGCACGCTCCATAAATGTCCCGTACGGGATGTCGTAGTGTCTAGCTATGGCAGCAGCAGTTTTGTGGATGCTCAGCTGTTCCTGAAACCACTCTACTGTTGGGATGAAGTAATGACAGCCAAGAAGTATGCCTAACTTATTATTTAGATCACTTCTCTTAGCGCCGTGCCGTAGCTCTATTCCATTTCTAGCAAGCAGCTCCTTTATGCTGGAAGCGTGACAGTCATGCTTTTCAGCTACCTGGATAGCGGATAACCCAGATAAATAATCAGCAATGATCTCATCTTTCTTTACATCCAGTTTTCCTTGTGGGTGTCCTGGCCTCTTTGGCAGACCCATACGTTCTACAGCATCGCCCACACTTGTATGCTCAGAGCCTATGGCTCTAGCAATCTCGTTCAAAGTGTAGTCTTGCTCGTACATCTCTTTGATCTTATCGTAATCAAGTGTTCGTGGTCGTCCCATACTAAAACCTCCTAGTGAGAGTCTTATACCCTCAATCTCAGGAAGTTTACCACGGGCACCATCCATTGTCAATAGACTCCGTACCAGCCATTAACGAAGAAATACTCGGTATGAACACCAGAGAAGCTTGTCATCATGTTAGCAATATTGATCGACACCTTCTTCTGGACTTTTTCTTGTTCATACTTGGTGGAGAAGTCTCTGATCCATTGCATCCACATAGGTGCTTTGTTATTAGCGTCCACGCTTATACCGCCGTCAGAGAATTGTAGTTGGTTACGGGTCTGGAGGATACCGATAGACTGCAACAGAGCCACACAGGTTCCACGAAGAGCGAATGACTGGTAATGTTTGTAGAACATTTCTTCCAAGGTCATATAGCCCAGGTCTGGTGGAGTACCTGCCCAATCAGACAGAAAGTCCATGATGGCCCACGAGATCATTCTATCTGAGTGTTCCTCCCCCTTTACCAGCCGGTTAAGCTGGGGATGATCTCTCATGAAGAATCTGACTGTTTGAATAAAGGAATTGAATAGAGGACTGGTTCCTCCACCAGATACTCCATCCAGACCTTGTAGTTGCTGAGCCATTTAGCTCCTCTGTTCGCCACGAAGCTTCTTACGTTGAGATTTAGACTGGCCACTGGTCATGTCTATTTCTCTTATCTCTCCGGTGAACGTTACAGACTTAGCTATCTTTTTCTGTATGCCACCAAAGGATACCAAATCCTGGGCTAATAGGTGCCGAACAATTGGACCATAGGCTACATTATCCGGGAGTTCTTCCCTGATCTTACCATTATTATCCATGCACTTAGTTCCTCCAGCAAAAAGGGTCCACCTTTCTACTGGAAGGCTTCTATCTGTCTTGTTCAGCACCTTTGCCATGGTTACTCCTTACGACGCTTCTTAGACTTTGGTGTATCCAAAGTAATGGTCTGCATATCTTGAACTGGAGGAATACCTGTTTGGATTAGTTTCTCAGTTGGATTTTCCAGCTCTTTGGTGATGTCCTCATCAGAAGGTATGGGCTCTACGCCTGGTGTAGATTCAGGGGGTCCTACCTCACCAACAGCACCGGTAAGTCCATCCATGCCAGGATTAGCACCCTCCTGCCCCTTACCAAAACCAGATTCAATTATTGCAGGACCCTGTGGTCCTTGCCAACCAGTTGGTGCTTGAGCTCCAGTTGGACCCAGGTCATCAAGGCCACCATCTGTTCCTTCTGAATCAACAGAATCTTTAGTCAGATCAATTGCTACTTTTTCTTCTTCGATCTTCTTGTTCACGAAGACCTTGTACAATCGTCCATCTGGTCTTGAATCAATGAACGTAAGATCTGGCAGTGTAACAGCAAGTCTACCTTCACGAATCTTCTGAAAAATCTCTGTTTCATTTGCTTTGAACTCTTCTTCAGAAACTCTGATCGGTCTCTTCGGCACTATTCTGCGTCCAGCAATACGCTCTACAGCTGTATGAGGAGTAGCAGATAAGGCACGTTGTTTGTGCGAGCTATGAGCACGGAACATGTTGTGGATCAAATACGTATTCTCAGCCATCTAAATTTCTCCTGAAAGAAGAAGCGCCAGCGCCCATGGTTAGGAACGCTGGCGCATCCAACTACCTGTGTAACAGATTGACTACTACTTAGTAGGTCTCAATCTGAGGATAGACCAGGCCCTGATCTACCTGGTTATTCTCTTGACCAAGATCTTCCTCAGCCAATGGGATGACGCTAGAAAGGATGCTATCGGTATCAAGACTGGACGCATCACCCGAGTAGAGCTCAAGCTTACGAACAGCAGCGATATTGATAACGCTCATAGCGATATCTTCCCACGACTGCCAAGTGATCATATTGGCAATCTTGTCAATGTAGAACTTCGTGTTGTTCAGGATGAAGAACTTACCGAAGAAGTCTGGCTTCGTGAACAGATAGAGGTTACCTGGACGAAGAATGTCTGTCTTGATCGTACGGCAGTATGCACGGCCAAGGAGCAAGTTGTACTTGTATCCCTCAACAGTGGTCTCGCTGGCGATCTTGTTACCAACATCTTCAGTGGTCCACTGAAGAATGTCATCCCAGTCTACTTCCGTCATCAACACCATTTCGCCACGCAGACGGTTTCCCGACAGCATCTTGAACAGGTTGACTAGGTCTGGCTTCTGGATTGGCAAGGATGCCGAGGTCTCTGTAGTAGCGTTACGAGCCAGCTCGCCCTTACGTACCGAGAACTCAACTACACTGCCAGCCTGGACGGTTGCAGCGTTAAGGCAGGTAACGACGTTACCATTGGCTTCCTGTTGAAGAGCCTGGACAGCTGCTTCAATATGGATTGTGAACTCACGGTCTTCGATCTCTTGAATATCCTTGACCGAGTTGTCCTCAATGATCTTCGTGATTGGCATTTCGTAGGCCAAAAGTTCCTGTTCACTCTTCTCGAACTTTTCCGAGGAGATGGTGAAGAAGGCAACCTCCGCACGTGGTGCACGGATGAAACGAGCAGTCGGTTGACCACGGAAGGTCATAGACATTGCACGGCTCTTTGGTTCTACGTCAACGATCTTCACGAGAGTATCGTGATTAACTGAACGCTGGCAATCTGCCCGTGTTACCTGTTGCGGTGGAGTGATCTTTCTTGCGAAAGAAACTTCACGCAAACGGTCACGGATGTATGTACCAGCGTACTCAGCGATCTTCTCTTGTCCTTCAGAAGAATCAAGCTTCTGAGTAAAGAGATCATTCAAAACTCTGGATGGAACGCTCATGATATTTACCTCTTGTATGAAACCCTTGTTTGCCTCAATTACCCGATGGTCTTGAGGAACCGCAGCTTGCCACCGTTGTTTGCAGGCAAACGAGTGACGTAGCCAATGATGATGCCCGTATCGTAGGCAATGAGGCCAGAAACTGTCTGGCTATTGTAGCTCACTGTAGCGGAGATCTTGAGTGCTCCACCCAAAACCAAACCGGTTGTAGTGAAGATACGAGTATCTGCTTCGTATGGCTTTGCAAACAAGACTGTGGTCTTGCCGATTGCCTGGACATCGAAACGTCCCTTTTCTGCAAACACTGCGAATCCAAGGACTCCAGTAGCTGCACGGTCAATCTGATATGCAGAGTTGAGGGCAACCCACTCGCCATCAAGCAGTGGGTTTGGATTGGTTGGGTTGATGATAGCTTGGTTAGCAAGCGTAAAGTCCCTGCGAATCAGGTCCTGTACGTCTGTAACCAGTTCGAAATTGACGATCATTTTGGTTCTCCTGTTGTTTCTTGTTGCCTTCGGAACACTGGCTTACGCCAGGTCGCCAATCAGATACGTTTCGAGTTGGTTGCTTCCGTTCCCAGCATCCTCAGCTGCAATCTTGGCGATCTCTCCGTTAGGAGCAGTCATCTCAATTGCCTCTTCGATTGCTTCTAGAGAGCGACCCTTTTCGTGAGCTTCCTTAATGTACGCAACACGCTCTGACAAGTTGGAGCCGAGACTAATGTTCTTCTCCTCCATGCGTTGAGCAATCTTGGTAATTCTGGAGCCTAGACGATAACCGTCTACCTCACGTTGTAGAGCATCTCTCTCAGAGGCCAGCTTCCGAAGGACTCCTGGTACCTCGGCATAGACCTGGGCGGCCTGTGCTGCACTGATCTTAGTCGTTCCCATGGTATTCATCCTTCCTTAGACTGTCTCTTTTGGTAGGTCGAACTGACTCGACTTTTCTTTGCTCTTGGCTTCTACGATAGACCGAAGTCTATCTGCCTTCTCTTTTGCCTCTGGTGAAGCATCAGAGTCGCAACCTGCCTCAGCTACTTTCTTGAGGTAGGCCCTCGCCGCAGCCACCTTTACAGAAGAGATTTTGGTCCCTGCTGCATCAGTGTTGGAGAGGTTGTTCTGAAGGACAGTATCCGTCGTCTTCTTCTGAGCTGGTTCGTCTAGAACCTCACCCATCCGCTCTTTGGGCTCTGCCTTCGCATCACGCTTAGTATAGTTTATTGCTGATGTAATTGAATCGATCAACTTCTCCTGGGCCGCAGCTGGACCTGGGAGAGCTGGAACACCTTGTTCTGCTTCTGTTGCTTGAGGAGGAATATCTGCCTCCTTGATCAACTTAAATACACGAGATACCTGTTTAGCAGCTGCCGTCTTCTTGATCAAAGCTGCAGCAGCTTGCTTGAGGACATCCTTGTCTTTCCAAGACTCACTACCACCTGGAGGAGTTTCAATAGTAGTCTCCATGGCCGTAGTTGGATTGGTCTGACCAAGTGTTTTGGTGTCTGAGCCAGGCTTCATAGGCACTTGATCATTTTTTGCTTGACCAACAGCCTCAGACTGGACTCCAGGAGTAGGCGAATTTACATTAGTCTCAAAGGCACCTGGACCATCGCCTGGGCCAACCTTAGCTTCTGGTTGACCTGTTGGTGTAGGTGGAGTGATCTCTCCTACAGCCACCTTGGATAGCCAGTTTTCATTGAGATACTCGATAGCGCTAGCTAACTTATTAGCCACCATCGAAGTCTTTTCACCGTCTGCCTTGCTAGTCTCATTCCGCTCAGGAACAGTAGCAGGGTTGTTAGGAGTGGCATTAGCAGCACTTGGCTCCTTGCCCTTCCCATCATTGATATCTGTATCTTCTCCGTTGGCTACGGCATCGCCGTCTGCTGCTGCGAGCTTCTCACGTTCTTCAGCCTCAGCCAGCGCCGTAGCAACCATTGCTTGTAGCGAGATATGCATCGAATCCTCCAGGTACAAAAATTGGTGGCAGTTGCTGCCGACTACACCCCACCCACATCATTTACACCAACACCCATTGAGGCTGGTGGTGTTGAGAAGTTAGGTTGAGAGTAGTTCTGGCTGGGACCATACTTAGCTGCCGGTGTTACTAGCTTGGGACTCATAGGACCGGGGGCAGTCGGCGCTTTTGGGAACTGTGAAGGAGTGATCTTAGACCTTGGTGCTCCGACAGTCTTGGTTCCCCAAGGACTATCTATGGAGCGGGCTAAGCCACCCAACTTCTCCAGTTCATCAAAAAACGCCGACATACCAATCCCAGTCATTGGGTGTTATTCATTCCACTTAACTGGAAGACCCTCTGCCTCAAGCATCTGTAGGGCACGACGCTCTACTTCGATCTCTAGAGCAGAAGCTACCTTCTGTTCCTCTGCTTGCTGTGGAACAACAAGATTGCCTTCTGCATCTACCCAACCAGCTTCCTTAGCCAATTCCCACGCACGCTCAGATGCTAGAGCATCCAAAGCAGAGGACTTCTTGTGCATTGCAGCCGCACCACCAGCAGCTCCAAGAGCACCAGCAGCCCCAGCAGCAGCCCATGGATGCTTCTTGACCTGTTCATTGACTGCTTTCCCAGCCGTAGCAGCAGTGCTACCTACAGCTTTACCTGCACGACCAACCGCAGCGCCACCCTTAGCAGCAGCTGCACCGGTAGCTTTAGCAGCATTAGCTACATTCTTGCCACGATTTTTGAAGAACTCACCAATGGACTTGCCAGCGCTGATTGCTTTGTCCTTGACTCCAGCTTCCTTATTGATCTCAGTGAGCTCTTGATTGAAAGAGTGAGCCATCACACGACCAAGGAAATCTGCTTCAGCTACCTTCTCTGCAGCTGCCTTCTCAGCAGATTCAGAAGATTCCGAGGATTCCTTGGACTCTGGTGTCTCCTTAGACTCCTTCTTCTCTTCTTTCTTCTCTTCCATAGCAGGAGGGAATTCTGCTTGCTTATGAAGTTCACTAACCATCTGAGCTACCTCAGCATCACTGAACTGACTCAGATCAACTTGATTATCCTCTGCCAACTTTACCAAAAGCTCTGCCGCAGCGAGCTTTACCTGATCGTCTTCGGCGCTGACTCCAGTGCCATAGATCTCTGCCAATTGTGCGTCCATTTGTGATCTCCTGAATTCTCGGTTTGTTTTCGGTTCCGTTCGGTGATCTGTTTCCTCGAGGTACGAAGCCTCTAACCTCACCGAGAAATGACGTTCTTACCTATCCCCACCAATTTTGCTAGTAAATCCTTCGGAAGGGAAGAACCTTCTGCATGTAAAGCGCCAAGGGCTGCCAAAGAGGCTAGGGCGTGTGGGTGACTGGCTATCAGATCTTCTATTAGACCAGCCTGCTGCCCTTGTAATTCCTGCCTCTTTACATCTCTTCTGGCCATAACTGATATCGCTTCTGCAACTATTGCTGCCCCCAAAACATGAGCAGGTTGAGCCCCATCAGCAAGCTTAAACATAGAGTCGCCAATACCTTTACCATATATAGCACTCCACAGACCAGAATCAGAGTCTACTGTTGATGGAATATCCTTTAAGCAAGAAATAGCTCCTCGTATGTACCCATTATACATAGCAGCAATTTTCTGCATAAAAGGATGAGAAGAGGTCTTCTGAAGAGACGACTCCTCTTTAGGTCCACCCATTATCGTGATCTTAATCATACGCCGTTTGGCTACCGGTTCTAGTGAGCTACGCCCCTCCATTAATGGCATTAGTAGCTTCTTGATCATATCACTGAAGTGACCAGACCCTATATCTGCAGGGGACTCATCCTCATCTGTGTGAGGAAACACAATACCCTTGTTGTCCAATTCATCAGCCAAAGGCTTGTTACCCATGCTGATGATTGTTATACGCTGAAACTCACGTGGGCGTAGAAGCATACCCATCATGGTTGGGGTGGAGAGAGCTTCACTCAAATCTCCTTTACCCAGCGTATCCAGTATATCGTTAGGTATGTCGTCCTTAGCTGGTACGGCTTTGCCACCAAACTGCGAGGGCACAACATCTTTTTCGATCTCCCCTGATTTGATCTCAGCTGCAGCTTTGATATTAGGAAGAACATGCCCTACTGAAGCTGCCTTCTCCATAGGCTCCTCCGTGGAGTATCCCATCACCTCTGCTACCTGCCATGATGGGATAGCATCTCCAGCCACGTGGCTAAAACTAGATACAGAAGCCAATTTTGCCATTACCTTGGCTGTCTTATCTGCCCCTATGAACACTACTGAAATATCAAAGAATCTTGGGTAGTCATTGATTGCATAATTCTTCAAACCATTAGGCATGATCTTATTAAGAGCTTTTCTAAGATGCTCACAGTAATCATTTCTAGTTATCGAGAGACCCCGTATTGGATATTTCTTATGTACCTCAAGAACAGCTGCCGATATGCTTTTGTGGTTAACCTGATCAAACGTAGCTTTCGCTTCCTCATAGCGTCTCCAATCTGTACAGTTAGAACACAGATCATATGGGACTTTGCAGTTATGTACAGCCAGTCCTTCTACCAAATAGCTCTCGTCTTCATCAACTGAAAAGTTATATACGTCATCGTCGTAAGACACCTCTTCTACAGACTCAATCGGCGTCATCAAATAAGTAACACCATCATATGTGTAGAAGAAACGCTTGCTACAAAGTCGATCTGACTTACCTACGCTATGCCGAGATGTAGTTAACTTCCATGCTGTGTCTGTCCCAACCCACACCTGAAACTCTATAGTCTCTTTAAGAACAATCTTCGAGGGCTTGTGCACGATCTCGTTTACTGAGGCGATCATTCCGCAACGGGCCAGAACTAAACGCAACTGTTCTGACAACTCCTCCGAGGCAGTAGAGAAGTAAAGAGAGCCTTTATAACAACCACCATCCACATTGGCGTAAGCGCCCAAAAGTAACTGAAGTGTTTCCACATCAGCACCGATCAAGTCACTTGATAGTCTCTTTGTTAGTGCTTTCTCACCACAATGCTGAGCACATAATTCTGCTAATGATCTATCCCAAATACTAATGTACTTACCGTTTCTATCTTCTACATCGTACTCCTCAGTCACGTTCAAACCCAACCGCTCCCCCAGCTGATACAATTCCTCGTGAGTCTCAGTTTCCAAGAGATTTGTACAGAATTGAACAGCCATAGGATTGCCAGCGTTTGTACGAAGCACGAGCCCTTCAGATAAGTAGTACCCTAAAAGTCTGGCTTGATCAGTCGTAAACTTAACATCTGTTCTATAGTTAGGGATTGGAAGCGCTAGGTAATCTCCTTCACAAACCTCATCTGTGCGTACCCACTCAAACCTATACTTAGGTAAAGTAGAACACTCTGCACAGCCTACTTTAGTACTGGCACTGTTTGGAGTACAGATACGCTGCTTTCGTCCTTTATTTACAGTCTTGGAAGATGGGTGACAGATCATCTGCTCTTTACGAACTAACCAAAGTGGGTGCTCCTCGGTCAACATAAGAGCATCACGGTGTCCATACGCTTTAACGTGATAGATAGGACCTTTGTGTGGACGAACCATAGTAGACGTAACTAGCCGGGGCCTGCCCTTATGCGTAAGAACAATATCTCCCTCTTTGATTGCCTCTATAGGTACTCTACGCCCGTCAGCACGAAAAACAGGACTACCTTTCGGGAGGCAGCCCATACTGACGTCAGGATAAATACCCTGATCTAACTTGTCACAGACATCAGTAGCACCAAACTGTAGAGCTTTATCACGATCTACTTCTATGACTAGCTCTACTCTCTTCATATGATCATGCCAAGCAGATAGCATGATATTACCAAAGCTTCGGGTGATGTCTTTGTTCACATGGTGTTTGAACAGACCAGCAGTCCTGAAAGTCTCATAACCATAGTCAGGACCTTTATGTATAAGAGCTACTTCTGGAAAGTAGTCACCGTTGATATTGCTGTTGTGCACTGCTACCCCGTTCACAACAAACGACTTATCCTCCGCGACCGTGAGATCATGCACAGAGCCCTGCCACGTGTACGTCCTTACTTCAGCCACTGCGGACAAAATATAGCCATCTGGGTGTAGATAACTTTTTGCGGAACCAGTGCCATCGAACTGGCTGTGACCAATATACAGTTCATAGATCGGCTTGCCAGAGTACCAAGTAGCTTTCGTGTTATGCCTGCCATTCACCGAGGCCACCAAGCCGAGTCGAGCTAAGAGTAGCCGAGTATCTCGTAGCAACCCAACCGAGGCAGAAACACATCGAACCGCTCCAGCATCTTTCTTTGTGTGACTGACACATCCAGCACCGCCTGAGTAGGCTGAAAAGAACACCCGTTGCCAGTCTCTAGGCATGTGCAAAATTGCATCGCTCAGCCGCTTATCTATGGCAGGTGATCCAATGTGCGTAGAACACAACTTTGCCAGTTCCTTGAACCCGATTTCAATTCGTGTCGAGTGCGTCTCCTGCTCTGGACTGGGGGTTACCTTATGTCCCAGCTTCTCCGCACATCGCACTACTTCAGTATGAGTAGCTGTCTCCTCTATAGAGGTAACATACACAATCTTTTCGGGTTCTTCATAGCAGCTGCCCTCTCTTCCGTATCGCCAAGCCAAACAACCCTCTGCAGCGTACAAACCCATCAAGAAGGCGACTTCTGTTGTATTCCACTTCTCATCACCGAGAGCGGCAGGGTCTTCCTCTAGAGGAAACGTCTCCGCGATCATATCCCCCGGTCGTAGTTGAGAGATGGCCACCCAATCAAACTCCAGCTGACTCATGGCCTCGGTACGCCT